GCAGTCATCTCTGGACCTGTAAAGACAAAGCTGTTCTTCTCAAAGCCTCGTTTACCCATTGTGTAGATAGCGTCTTGTGCAGCCCTTATCTCTGTCTTCCAATCAGAACCTAGCTCATCACGGATACGAACCAGGGCTTCACTCATGTTGACAGCAGCAATTAGCACATCAACGTGCGCCCTAGTGCCATGACCCTTCAAGATTGAATCCAAGGCTTCATGGTTCTTTAGCTTCAGTGCCACACCAGCAGTAGGTAGTGTTCCTACCTTCTTCATGCCAGCAATTACCCAACTCATGTTGTCGTACCGAACACCTCTTGGCTTGTACTTACTTTTCTTCTTCATGCCTCAACCTCTTTTGCCAAGATGTCTTGCAGACATTGCAGCATTTGCTCTGCTTCTTTACGAGTTAAAGGGGTGTGCATGGTGGAGCGATCACTGTGAATTGCCAACCACAAACCACCGTTATCCCATTCGTCAATATAAATACGAACATCCGATTTTGTATAGATTGTTGCTTTAATGTCTTTCATTTCAATCTCCTGTTGTGGAGTCTTAATTGTGTATGTCAATCAACTTGATTGGTATTAGGGCAAACCCTACCAAAGATGCTCATGCACCATGACTTCAACCATTCCTATGGTCCCCCACACCTTAGTTGCGTGCAAAGACACCACTTGACTGTCATCCTCAAAAACAATCCCATTCATGCCATCAAAAATAGCTTTGCAGAAGTTGTCAATGTCACTTCGTTTGGTTGGACGCTCTTCACCTAATAAACAAGCCTGTGTGCGCTTTTTGCTGTAAGAGGCTGGGATAGGTAGGGTAATGTAGATACAGGCCATTATTGGGCCTTCTAGGGGCTTTTGTGACCCCATTGCTTGTTTGGCAGCATCAGAAACTTTGGTTTCGTAGTCAACAGTGGTCTTGGGGCTGTAGGTTGAGACAAACTTGCCTCGTCTAGCAAACCTTGGACGACCCTTTGGTACTGGTGTTCCATCAACTTGAAAGGTTACCGAAAAGGTCATGTCCTGTCCTTGTATCTGTTATATCTCCAGGCTGTTGCTTCTTTGTCTATACGTTTCCAGATCTGCTCTTTGTCGTGCTGTTCCATCTCGTTCCACAAAGCAACTTCCATGTAGGTTCTGCCACAACCTTTGCAAACCGTGTCATAAAGAGTCGTGCAAACCGCTATACATGGACTATCTGGCCTAATCATTTAATGATCCTCATGAAAGCCCCGCAACGGGCGCATTTGTACATAGGCTGGCCCTCAACGGGTTCCCAACGGTGTTGGCATTCAGTCATGTGTTGCTCCTTGCTCGGATGGCTTCGGCGCATAGATAGGCTTCTAAAGCGGCGGCATTTGCTTTTTTGTTTTGCGTTTCAACTGCAATCTTTTTGCGCCGCCAAGCATTGTCTTCACACACCTTTGCACACGCCTCTCTTTCGGCAAGGATCTCTTGCTTATGCTGCGCTGTCACAGCATCAAACCAACGCTGAAATTCCTCACGCTCATCAGCACGGACAAGGGCTTCAAAGGCTTTGAGTTGTTCTTCGCTACCTTCATAGCTGTATCGAGTCTGCACCGGATTACTCATCAGGTAGTGTGTTTGTCTATACAAGCCAGCTTCACGGGCCATGTCTATCGTGGTTTTCATTTCATCATCTCCAGCATTGCTTGGCGGCAATCGTTCCAGCCATCGCGGTAATCAGGGCTTTCTCCGGCTTCGATAATGGCATCGGGCACGGCTGGCTGTGCTGCTTTCAACCGCTTGATCTCGGACATGTGCTCACGCAATGACTCTTGTGTGGCTTCAAGCAAAGACCAGTCTCGGCCCTCTAACGCAGGTGCTGGCTGTGCTGCGGGTGGGGAGCCATTGATCCATCCAACAATTGCACGAACCATAAAAGGAGGCTCGAATCTGTTTTCATGCAAATGTTTTGCTGCGTCACGAATATATTCAGGAATCGCCACAGGCTTCAGCGCCAAATCCAACGCTTCGTCTTTAGTCATACCACCTCCAACAGCCTCAACAGGCCGTAAACGATTGACACAGACACTGCCGCCGATACCAGCAGCAAAGCCACTAAGATTGTTTTTTGTTTCATTCCAAAGTGCCTTCTTTCATTTGGGTTAGGTAGGATCTAATCCTTTCCTTTGCACCCATGCCATACATTTTTTCTGCTCTTTCCAACATTCCTACAACAAACCTGTTGTCTTTTGTTGTTTGCCAGGATCGGAATATGATTCTTGCTTCACCTTGTTCTATTTGAACTCGGTCCCCTGTATTTGATTGTTTTTTTCTGTATTCGTACATAGGTGTTTACCCTGATCTAATGTGTGGAAAATTGCAAAACCACATAGGTTCATCACCTTGTCTCTCAACATAGGTCTGAGCATCAGGCAGAAACCACAGCTTCACAGTAGGCTCACCGTTACCTGAGCCTTCGTAGTTACGCTGCTTTCTGCAAAGCAACAGTTGGTCAGAATCGTTGTACTTAGGTGATGCTCGTCCAATGTCTTTAACCTCATCTTCCTTTTCCTTGTTACGCCAAACCATCCATACGTTATCCACAAGGTCAACAATCGCACCAGATCCCTTGGTGTCGTACTTGTTTGGCATAGCGTATTCATTGGCTGGTTTACGCAAATGGTGGATCAGGTGAACATGGATGTTGTAATCACGAGCAATGTTGATCAACTCAGATACAAAGTTCTTTTGACCAGACATATCGTCTTCACCCATCACACAAGTTGCTAAGTTGTCGATGAAGATGTGACCAATGCCAAGCTCCTTTGCACAGTACCTGCACATACCAATGATCAACTCTTGAGATACAGCACCCATCTGGTCGTACAGCCACAGCTTGTCCTCAGTCCAATAACTGAACTGGTCAAACAGGTCATCAATCTGAGCAAAGCCCTCGTCTGACTGAAACTCAGGAGACATAGGGTTCATGCCAATCCACATCCTGGCCATACGCTGTAAGGTCGTTACAGGCTTCATCTCAAAAGACGCAATAGCTACCTTCTCACCTTGGCCCATCAAGGACAAAGCAATCTGAGATGTGATCAAGGACTTACCTGAAGAGTTCTGTCCTGCCCACAATGTCACCTCACCTTTGCGGAACTCAAAGTTGTCCTTCTGTCCAATCCAAGGCAAAACAATTGGGTTGACAGTCTTCTTTAACCTCAACTTGTTTTTCAGTGCTTCGGAATAGATGAAAGCACTCTTGACCTTAGCCTGGGCATCTGTCTCTTTCATGTAAAGAGAGAAATTTACTGTGTCGTTGCTGATAATCATGATGTGTATATTTCTGACCAACCTGTCTGCTTCCAGTATGGAGCGTTGGGAATTAGCACACAACTGGTGATTACCCTAGCTTTTGCTTGTTTGGCAATGGTTAATAGTGTTTTTGCACGAACTTCGGAAAAACTACTAATGTTGACAATAAGGCCAACACAAAACCGTAGGTCAATAGAGTGAAGTTCATCACCTTCAACATTGACGCAAGGCATATCAGTGTAGAGATGCCAATCAAGGCTGTTCAAGGACTTGTGGTCTTCAATGAACACAGCTTGAGGAGCTTTACCAGCCATCCTCATGTGGATAAGTGGTTGATGGCCTTTCATCCGAAAATCCTAGCCTTCTCACGGTCAGATGCTGACATTGGTTTGGCAACAACTTCATCATCCCATCGTTCACCGTTAAGCCAAGTTGATGGATGTGGGATGTACTGTTGGTCTTTGTCTTTCCAGACATTCTTGTTTTGCACATAGATGGCCTGAATCATCTTGGTCAACATAGCATCATCGACATTCAGCTTTTCAAAGACCTTCCTTGCAAAACCTTTGTTGGTCTTTCGGGGATATGCTTTCCAGAACTCATCAAAAAAAGGACTACTACTCTCCTTCTTGTTTACTACTGTGTTTATATCTGTATTAGATGGTTGATCAAACCTGACTTCATGATTGATCAAATCTGATCTATCGAAGTAATCATCAATCGCATACCATTTGGTGTGATCGTATGGGTTGCTGTTGTAGTTTCCAACAACAATCATTTTTGCGGCTTCTAGGCTTTTTAAAGCCCTTTGAATTTGCTGCTGTGAAGCGTAGGGGAAGAGCTTGGCAAAAGCTTTGGCGCTGTTGTAAGTCCAATATCGACCATTGTGATAGTGGCGATTGTTTGCCTCATTTTTTGCTGTCCACCAGCGAATGTTGGCAAGCAAAATAGCCTCAAGAATGCCGTACTTCTCGGCATCAACCGGATCAAAAGAATGCATGATTTTTCCACTTTTTTAACCCCCTTTGAAGAAACTGCGGCAGGAGAAGGGGTAACTCTTTTCGGTCGGGGAGCAAATCCCAACCTAGCCGTGTTTCACTAAACTATATCACTTTATTCCAGCCTTGGAATAGATCTTCATCTCTTTACGCTCAATGTTCCTGGTGACAGCAAAAATCCTCATTGTTGACTTTTCTGTCTTGGTAAACAGGGATGCTGGCTTTGCTCTCCAATCAAATGGACTAGGCTTGGTAGATTTCATGTAACTCCTTTAGTCGCCTCTTTGATGCTATCTCTAGTGCTGTTGCTAAGACCGCAACAATACCAGCTTCTAGGTCTTCTTGATCCAGCAGTGGCTCAAGACGATCAGTAGCCTGAACAATCAGTTCGTAGGCTAGTTCAAATTCATGTGTTTGGTGGCTCATAGGGTGAGCCTAACCTAGAAAACAACAAAAATATATCAGGGTAAACACCTATCCAAAAACAGCAAAAACATTGATACATTCACTACCTGCTTCAACAAAAAGGAGATTTAAATGAATGTTCAAGCATTGAGAAAGGTGCGGAAATTGTTTTGCATCGCTGGTGTTCCGAAACACGTACAACGGCACAACTGCCAACAGTGGGTCAAATCGGTTCGGTTCCTTGGTAACAAATGGCTGCTTGCCAATCCTGTGAGCAAATTATGAGCAATACAAACACAGGTGGGCCAGCGTTCCCAACAACCCAAGAAAACGGCTGTAACAGCGGCGAACCCGGCATGACCCTGCGCGACTACTTTGCAGCCAAGGCGCTGCAGGGAATTCTTAGCTCCGATAGGTATGTGGGCCTCATCGGAGTCAACAGATATGAACAGCGGACTGCCGAAGATGCCTACAAGATGGCCGACGCCATGCTGAAAGCGAGGGAAGCATGAACAACGTAATCCAAACCACATTTGCGGGTAAGAACCCGTTTAAGAAACAAGTCAAAGAAGTAGACGTTTCAAGCATTCGTATC